ACAAGAAAATGGGTGTGAAGAACATCCGCGCCAGTCTCGTCGTGAGATGTTTAACCGACGAGGCTGGCGTGCGATTGTTCACCGATGCGGAGATTGCGGAAGTGGGCGCAATGCCTGCGAGCGTGATCGACAAGTTGTATGAGCACTGCCAGCGTCTCTCGGGTCTTGGCGCTAAAGACGCAGAGGACCTCGAAAAAAACTGAGGTGCCGCGGTGTGCGTTTCTTCATGTTCACGCTTGCGGCTGAGTTGAAAATGACAGTAGCGGAATTAGGAGATCGAATGTCCTCACGAGAACTCCAAGAATGGATCGAATATCAGAGCATCGTGGGATGCCTCGATTCACGCCAGCGCGCCGACCTCGGCGCGGGCATTATTGCGTCGACTGTCGCCAACGCGCACAGGTCAAGCCGCTCGTCATCATTCAGCCCGCAAGACTTTATGCCATTTGTGGAGAAGCCAAAGCAGACTCCGCAGCAGGCGCTCGAGAAACTAAAGCGCGAGAGGGGGATTAAGTAATGGGTTCTGCAAATATCAAAGGCAAATTAGAAGTTGGACTTTACGCAGATGCCAATCCGATGGTTGAAGGATTTAAGAAAGGCGAGCAGGCCGCCAAGCGTGCGAGTGGCAGCATTGCAGAGAGCATCGACAAGATCAACAAAAAGCAGATGAAGAACATCGGCGCTGGCTTGCTTGGAAATCTTGGCATTCTTGGCGCGCTTGACGCAGGCACAAAGATTGCCGACGAGATGGTCAAGGGATTCCAAGACGGATCAATCAAAGGATTTGGCGGTGCAATTGAGTCGTTGGGTCAAACCATTGTAAAAAACTTGGAGAACATTCCAATTGCAGGCGCATTGGGTCGATTAATCGCCGCTGGCGTTGACGCTGTATCGGGCAAAACGATGGGTCAAGAAGGCAAACAGATCGCATCTCGCGACGAGTTTGATGAAAAGAATAAAGCGGCAATAGAGTTTGCACGCATAAAAAAGATTCGGGACGATGCCGACGCTGAGATGGCAAAGAAACTTGCCGAGCCCGGTATTAAAGCTGCACAAGAAGAGCAAAAGATTCGTGAGAAATTAGATGCTCAACAAAAGTCATCTCTGAAAGAGATCCAAGAGATCAAAGACAATCTCAGGCATGCGACCATGTCCGAGCGCGACATCGAGATCGAGCGCATTCAGGCGCTGCCGCAATTAGTGCAGCGACAGAAGGATGAGGCGATCGCCATCTACGACCAGTTGCAGGCGACCAAGGCTCGCATCGATGCCGAGAAGCAACTGGCAGAAACCAAAGCCAAGGCGCATCAAGACGACATCGACAATTTTGCCAAGGCGCAAGAGCAACAAGACAAAGCCGCCGAGGATTACAAAACCAAACTTGAGGAAAATAAGCAGCAGGCTGCGATGGCATCGACGAACACCGATGTCAGCACCGCGCTCGGGTCCATCAAGGTTGCGGGTACATCGACCATGAACACGCAAAAGATCGCAGAGGACTCGCTCGCAGTCGAGCGCAAGCAACTCGATGAGGCGGTCAAGCAAACAATCATTTTTAAACAACTGATGGGAGCACCATGACAATCGTTCTTTCGTGGATTCGACAAAGCCGAAACGCATCAGTTGACAAGGGTCGATGGTCGGGCACTGAATCGTGGATTGTCAAAGACACGACCGATCAGGTCATCTCTGCCAACGATGTCTTTTCGGGCATTGTTAGTCCTTACAACATTTGGGGAAATGAATCAGGCGTGCCGATCATGCGTTGGGTTGGAACAACCATGCAGCCTGTGGATGGATCAATCGCCACGCTGTGGGCCGTGACGCTCTCATACGAATCGCCGACAGGCGATAGCGGCGCGAGCGGGTCGCCCAAGGACATAAAACAAGAGGACGAGGTTGGATTCAGTAGCATCGAAACCTCGGTCGGCAGTCGCATACTCGATGTCTACCGTTTGCAGAATGGTTCGGCTGGCACTGCTTTAACTTTTCCAACAAGCGGAAACGCACCGGGGCTCACGACCGACATTGGAGGAGACAAATACGATTCCAACGGCGATCCAATTTCACATATTGTTCCGCAGATCACGATCACCGTTCGCAATGTGATTTCAGGTCGACCGAATTACACGGCCTACAAAGATTTGGTTGGATGTCGCAACAACGCCACTGAAACTTTCGGCGGGTCGTTCTCCACCGCGCTTGGAATCGGAACGACTGTATTCACAGGCGCAAGCGCATCACGCATTGCGACCAACACCTATGCGGTGACATGGAACTTCACATGGGACGAGTGGTTCCACCTTGTGCAAGTTCCCGAGATGAACCCGATCACAAATCGTCCAACATACGACAGCACGCTATCAGCGCCCAACACATACAAAGCGGACAAAGTTTATTGGCGACAACCATTTTGGCAAACAGGTGACTTCGCAGGTCTAGGCATGGTGGTCACTTGAACATTCAGCCCAACATCTCAGGAGGGATGGGGGCAATCACGCCAAGAGCGTGGCAGAAGATCGCAAGCGTCGTCAACAAGAACGATCCCGCAACTGATCAGAGCCGCAATCTGCGCAAGGCGCAGCAGGTATTTCTCGCCAAAATCACTGGCAACACAGCGATCATCGCAAATCGACGCTGGTCATACACATGGACGAGCGCGGCATTTGATGTGCCAACGGCGAAATTCAAGGCTGCCATAGGAACGGCACTCATCAGCGACACGAACCAACTCGCCTACAACACGGTCGAGGGATTGCAGCAAGACAGCGGAACTAAGAACGGCCCCGGCATCACGCACTCCAACATCCCCGCGGGCTACACATTGCAGCCGATTGCGACTGGCACTTATGTGCTGATGTTTGGAACCGCTGGCTCGACTGGAAATCAGATCTATGTGTTTAGTGTCGCCAACGCCATCGACGGAACCTGCGCATAATGGCTCCCGCAAAGAAGCCATCTCTGACACCATTGCAGACGACAGTGCTTGTTGGGCAACTTGTCGGCATCCTGATTGCGCTCGGGCTGTACGCCGTCGACCTAGGTCGCCGAGACGCAACGCTCACACGCATCGCAAGCGACACGCAGGAACTGCGCATCGTTGCGCTCGAACTGCAAAAGGCGGTCGTGCGCGGCCAAGCCATCGACGAGAAACACACGGAAACAATCGCCGCGTTGGCGTTAAAGATCGATAAAATGAATCTTAAATAATGGAGGACACATGGAATTTCTTCGTAACGCTATCGGTACTGGCTTCTTTGGCTGCTTGCTACTTTTGGTTGGTTGGGTTGCGGGCTCGTTTTTCGGATTTAACGAGGCAAAAGCCAAATGGTTCGACAAGCGATAGTTCTTGCCGCCCTCACAGCGGGCTGTTCTGCGACCAAGGAGATCGCCAGCAGCGCCAGCGTCGCCGCAAGCGCAGCACACTCAATCTCTGAGCGTGCAGGGTTCATTGCGGCAAACTCGACTCAGCCCGAGATTGTGGCTGCGGCTGTTGTCATAAAAGGCGACACTGCGGTGATCCTGCATGAGGTTTCGCAGATATCAACGGCCGTGGCGGGAGTTAAAGACATCGTGCCATTTTGGATGACACTGATTCAATGGGGTTTAGTAGCCGTTGTTGCGGTGGCGCTGGTGGTGGCGCTGTGGCAGACAGGACTAGGAACGCTCATCCGACTTGCTATCGGTTGGATTCCGCGCCGAGTGCAGAACGAGGCAGATCTCGCGGGCAAGATGCTCAGTGATGACCCGACTACGGCGCGTGAATTTGTGGCGGCGAAGCGGGCGAGTGATCCACTGTTTGCGGCGGCGTGGGGGAGGTCGACGAAATGAGTTTGATGCACGCGGCGGGATGTTGTTGTAATCAATGCAACGCAACATGTTCAGCGGTTGAGCCTGAAACAAATTCTTGTGATTATTCAACATCACCAACTTACATAAATTCACTGCCTGGCTTTGTAACTGTGGAAATTGATTTAACTTGGGATGGAACTCCGTACACATTTTCTTTTGTGATGAAAAAATTTAATGAAATTTGTAATTCTGAATACCCGCCGATGACACAAACTCCCCAATGCCAATATAGAATGTATTGTGGAGATGTAGATGCGTGTAGCGCGTGGCCAAATACTATTACTGGAGAAGTGTATTTAGGTGAAGATGGTATTGGAGCAGTGGGATGTGGCGATGTAATTTGTCCACCAGGGTGTCAGGATCGTAGAAATCCAAGTAATGCTTCAACACCATACAAAGCCATTATCACATGTATTGTCATTAATAATAATTATCCACCTGATCCTGAAACTGATCCGTGTCAATGTGTGTACCCCGATGTTGGCTGCGGGTGGAGTGGGGGATTTAATATAAAAATGGTTGCGGGTATATGCGAAGAAAATAGTTTTTATTCAAATGGAACAGCAAGTATTGCAACTGATACAAGGCTTTTTTATCAACATATCGCATATGTAGCGGATGATTTTGGTGGTGCATCTTGTTTTGATTGGAGTTATCCTGCGGTTTCTACAGATTATTGCATACCCGTTTTTTTGTTAAAAGGGGATGGAACCAACTACGCGCTACCTAATCAATGCGGAGCACTTGCGTGGGCTAGCGTACCCTACTCGTATTATATGTCTTTTACTTTTGGTACAACTACTCCGCAATATTCATGTTGGTCGCCACTAATTGCTTCTTACCCGTTAAACAATCCCACATATCATTATAATGATATTTTTGATGGGTACAGTTTTACTTCTGGTAGTGGAAGTTTATCTACAAATACATATACACCTTGTTGTGGAACTGCTACATCAACAGGCGGGCATTCAATTCCTTGGGTAGTAACTAGGTTTGAAGTATCATGAAAATTTGCGACCATTGGCTAGAATGCGGAGTGCAGGGCGGTGGATGTTGTGCCGCTAAACATTGGGAAAAGCCTACATTGGGAGTGTGTAGAAAATATTGCAAGCACCGAGTGATAGACGGAGTCCCGCAAGCACTGATACAAAGTGAAACGCAAGCACGGACACAGATTCAACTAGCAAAAGATTACGCCCGCGCCGAACTAACACACGCCACGCAAGGCCCTGCTAGCGAAGCAGACGCGGCGGCGCGACTTGCGATCTGCATGGCGTGCAAGCATCGGGCTGTAACTTATAAGGAACAGACCGACGCAGGCGGCGTTGGGTGGTGCACCAAGTGCGGCTGCGGAAACAACCCGCGTGCAATGCTCACCGTGAAGGTGACACTGGCGGGCGTTGAATGCCCGCTCGCAAAGTGGGGTAAGGTCGAAGGCACTGGCGCAAGCGTCGCCAGCGCGGTGGACGCGGTGGCGGGCGTGGCGAAATCGATCATCCATAAATTATCGGGCGGCTAAAGTCGGAGCAAATTAAGACCGAATGTCGGAATATGCTTGAAACTTTTTGGCGCTTATTTTGTCTTTGTGGTTTTACTGCCTACAATCCAACCCGAATGTTAACGCTGACTGACGAGGTACTTGCGTGGGAAGTATGGCTTGTTGATCAACAAGGCTATGACATACATCATTCCAAGAACGCCGGGCGATGGGCGCGGCGTTGGGTTGAACACGCAGGCGACAAACTTACACCCGCATCATGCGTCGCATGGTTGAGTGCGATGAGCATGAGTCGCAAACTCTCGCCGCAGACCGTGCGCAATCGCATGAGTTTATGCAGGCAGTTTGCGGGTTGGCTCGTCGTGCAAGGCAGACTCAAAATCAATCCGTGGGTGTCGATACCCGCTCCGCGTGGACGCGCTGGCGTTGGCGCAGACGCACTCACACAAGACGAGGTCAATAGGTTGATCGTCGCCGCCGAGCGTGCGTCGCGTCATCCTGATGGCCGTATCCGCAACAACGCCAACGCTCGAGCCGTGCTGTACCGACTGCTCAACGGCACTGGCATGCGTTGGGGTGAATGGCGATGTCAACGGTGGGATGACATCGATTTAGAGCGTGCAGAAATCAAGGTCACAAAAGATAAGAGTCGACGAAGAGACACACTGCCTATATCCGCGAGCGTCGTGACAACGCTGCGAGCGTGGCGGCAAATCAGCCAAGGCGAAATGGTGTTCGAGGATTACCCGACGCAGAAGGGACTTGATCGGGACATGAAAAGTTGCGGCATTGAAGGGCGTGGCAAGTGGCATCGCATGCGCGTCGGGTTCATCACCAGCGCATTTGAATTAGGCGTGCCGGCTGACCTGATTCAGAAGTTGGTCAGGCACAAAAGCGTGGATCAAACCCATCGCTACTTGCGTCACAAGGATTCGACCCTCAAAGCAGGCATAGAAAAAATTTCACAATTCGGGAAAGATTTATCATCTACAGCCCTTGACAAGCAGGATCAGCCATGTTCTTCTGCACATGTGTTCAAGCCCTCAACTACTACAAATGCAGCGAATGAGTGTGCTCGCGGGGGCCTCGGGCTTGAACACTTGAGCCCTCGTGGGCACTCTCACTCGCTGCAATCAGACGCAAATCGGGTTGGCGGGATTTGTAACGACAGCCCGATTGACCGTCTGATCCACTCGATTGACCAATTGGTCAGTCAGATAAGGATGCAGAATGAGCAAGGACGCAACATGGGGAGACAGGGCAGAGGATGTGATATTGGCAATGGATCGGCTTCGAGGATTGGCCGCGAGGATCGAACCGACAAAGCCGTTCGAGGCGAAGCAACTCCGACACGGCGCGATGGCGATTCAGTTAGTGATCGCAAGCCGACTCGGCGATGTGATCCGTCTACTTGATCCAGTCGCAGAGGCAGATCCTCAGTCAGTGATGACAGCCTGCGAGAAGATCTTGCAGGGCGACCTACCGAAGGAGATCCCACTGGTCTCGCTCGGGCAGGGCGACATGGTGCGCGAGATCCTTGAGCGTGACCTCGTGAGCGAAGTGCAGAAGTCGTCGTTGATGCAGCGTGCTGTTTTAGCGTGGCGACAAATGCGAGGTGTCGCATGAGTCTGCGTCTACGAAATTGCATCGTCGAGAATTTGCCTGCGCTTGCGTATCACAGCGATGACGCGGTCGGGTCGTCACTTGCTCGCAAGTTGCAAAGCAGCACACCGATGCACGCAAAGGAGATGATGGAAACTCCGATGTCATCACCTGCGCTTGCAGTCGGTTCTGCTACGCATGCGGGGATTCTTGAGCCTGAGAATGATTTAGCGCAGGCGGTTGTGAGTCCCGATGTAGACAAGCGCACAAAACTAGGTAAGGAGGAGTACGCCACCTTCGCCGCATTAAACGAGGGGCGATGCATCATCACGCCAGATCAGGCGCAACAAGTTGACGGCATGATCGCCGCGTGCAATCGTGATTGGCGCATCAAGCATTGCCTTAGCGCATGCAAGAAGCGTGAGGTCAGCGTGTTTGGCGAGATCGGCGGCTTTCCCGCCAAGGCCCGGCTTGATGCGTGGAACGGTCACGGCATGGTCTGTGACTTAAAGACCACACGCGACCTTGCTTGTGATTTTGAGAAGTCGATTGCCAACTTTGGATACGGCATGCAAGCGGCTTGGTATCGGGCCGTGTTGCGATCCGCAATGGAATCGTCAGGTCGCATGTTGCCCGACGATTTCTCATTTGTGTTTTTAGTCGTTGAGTCCGTGGCTCCGTTTGGAACTGCGGTCTACAGAATGAGCGACGAGGTCATGGACTGCTACAGCGAGCGTTTGCCCGAGTTGCAGAAACTGTGGTGGAAGTGTGTTGTCGAGAACAAGTATCCGGGATGGCCGCAGGACGATGTCGTCGACATTGGGTTGCCAGCGTGGGCATTAAAGAAATTACAGGAGCAGAGATGACAAACGAAATCATGTCAACAGATCAGCCGACACCATTGGCGCAGATGCAGCGGGCAAAGGCAATCGCCAAGGAGATTGCGTCGACCGTCGGGCATCTCATCGTCAACATTCAAGGTCGGCAGTATCCGACCGTGGCGTGGTGGCAAGCGGTGGGATGGGCATTCAATGTTACAAGCACCGAAGTAGAGGTAGTAAAGCAGGTAACAGAGGACGGCTCGACGGAGTACATGGCTGTCGTCGCCATCGTGCGCATCGACACAGGCGAGACCGTCAGCCGTGGCTCTGCGATTGCGTCGAGCGCGGAGCGTGCGCCGTGGGGACGCTCGGCGTTCAGCGTGCGGTCGATGGCTATCACTCGAGCGACTGGTCGTGCCTACCGACACGGCTGCGCAATCATCCCGCACTTGCTCAAGATCGAAAGCACACCTGCGGAGGAGATGCCGATCGAGGCCGTGGCTTTGCCTGCAACGCCAAGAAGAAACGAGCACGGATTTGCATTGCCCGAGGCAACAACCCCGAGCAGCGGGTCGAGCAGCGTGATGGCAATGCTGAAGCAGTCTGTTCTTGAGGAGCAGATCGCAGGTCTAGCCGGGCAAGTCAGCGAGATCGCCAAGGAATTGGGTCACAAAATTTCAGCCGCGTCGGCGCAAGCCGCAGCGGAAAAGGGAAGCACATCTCGTGAGGATGTTCGGGATCGACTCGTCGCCAAGGTGGCGACTGGTCACAGCAAATTGTCAGAAAAGAAAGCGAGTAAGAAATGAAACTGATATGGGATGCACCGCAAGATTTGAAGACCGACCGCAAGTTCGAGGAGATCATTCTGCCGAATGGTGTCTACACATTCACGATCA